TATGAAACTAATGAGTTATATCTCGGAGTATCAAGAACAACATGGACAAAAAACAATTATTAGAGGATAAATTTATGACTGCTGCGAGATTCTCGCAGGAGGTGGAGAAGATTGCTTTACACAATCCCGACATGAACTATATTGATTCTGTTATCCACTACTGTGAAGTGAATGAGATTGAAGTAGATACTATTAATAAATTGATTAGTAAACCACTCAAAGAAAAGTTGCGTCATGACGCACAGCAACTTAACTTTATGAAAAAAACCAGTCGTGCCAAGTTAACATTAGTATGAGCTTCTTTAAATCTGAAATCATCCGAGGAGATATCCAGGAGATGATGGAACTCCAGCAGTTTTGTTTTAGATCTGCTATGAACTTTGCTCTTCTCGATGAAGAACGTAAACTGGAATACTTTGATACTCTAGCAACTCTTATTGAAAAACAAAAGATCTTTTATGCTCGCATCAAGTTGAGTGACGATCCTGAAGCTGTCTCTGTCCTTGAGACAATGAAGCAAGGCGTTGTTATGCTAGGTGCAACACCTGGTACACCCATCGAGCAGATGTTTGATGAGTTGTTGGAGAAAGTTCAAATTCTCAAGACTCGTTTTGAAAATGGTGAGGGACCACCAGACTGGAAACCAAAGAGTTGACACCCACCCCACCACCTGCTATAATAACTTCGTTGGGCAGCACAGTATTAAGCGTAAGACCCAACACGAAAACCAAATCCAATTTAATCTAAAAGAATCTATGTCTTTTTCAGACCTTAAGCGTAAATCCCAGACCAACTTTGACTTCCTACAAAAGGAATTAGAGAAATCATCCAGCGGTAAGAACGTTGATGAACGTTTCTGGAAACCAGAGGTTGACGCTTCTGGAAATGGATACGCTGTTATCCGTTTCCTCCCTGCCCCTGATGGAGAGACCCTCCCTTGGGCGAAACTATACTCCCACGCCTTCCAAGGTATTGGTGGTTGGTATATTGAAAACTCTTTGACTACACTCAACGAAAACGATCCTGTTGGTGAAGTAAACCGCCGTCTCTGGAACAGCGGTGCTGATGAAGACAAAGAGACTGCTCGTAAGCAGAAGCGTAAGCTTCAATACTACAGCAACATCTATGTTGTGAAGGATCCTAAGCACCCTGAGAACGAAGGCAAAGTCTTCCTCTATAAGTATGGCAAGAAGATCCACGACAAGATCCTCGCTGCGATGCAACCTGAGTTCCAAGATGAAGAGAAAGTAAATGTCTTTGACTTCTGGGAAGGTGCTAACTTCAAACTGAAGATCAAGAAGGTCGCAGGATACTGGAACTATGATAGTTCTGAGTTTGATAATGTCTCTGCTCTCAGTGCAGATGATGACGTGTTGGAAGCAACTTGGAAGCAAGAGCATTCCCTTGAAGCATTCACTCACAAGGATCAGTTCAAATCATATGCTGACCTTGAGAAGCGTCTGAATATGGTGCTTGGTATCACTCAACGCACTGCTGTTCCTACAGTAGACAGCGAAGAGTACGAACCAGTCGCTGCTACTGGTGGGTTCAACGACCCTGACATCACTAGCGGATCTTCTTTCCGTCAGCAGATGAATGCTCCCTCTCCTGTCAAGGAAGAGGCAATCGTTGAGGATGACGACGCACTATCATACTTCGCACGTCTTGCTGAAGAGTGATTAAGTTTCTTTGGAAAGGACTGAATCATCCAGTGACTTATCTAAACCTTACGTTTGTTGGAATGTTATTTGTGATTCAGTTCGTGCATACCAAAGCACACCTTACTTATGAAGCAGACGTTCACGGTCATGTGTTTAGAGCATTAAAAAAAGACCCACAACTAGCAAAACCTAGTTGCTACAAAATGGGTTTTTCAAAACGATAAAACTGGGAAAATTTTTCTAGCATTTTTTTGCCCGAAAAAGTCAACCAGTTTTCTTTAGACGCTGACTAATAAAGTTAGCGTCTTTTTTGTATAAATTTTGTCTTCTGAAATCATTAATAAATGATTCTAGATATGCAGGTTTCAGTAAAAAGATTTCTCTCTTCTTTTCATTCTCATTATTATACCACTCAGCAACGGTGACGGGACCACAAATCTCGTTGCCGTTTTTTGTTGTGATAGCACCGTCAATGTTTAGTTTGTGCGTCTCGTTGTAAAATGTCTCATCAACACGTTGACCCTTTTTGTATGGTCCAATCTCGTCTGTTTCATAATGGTGAATAGTTCCATACGGATCATCGTATTCTTTTTCTAGAACCTTATACATCTCGTAGTTTGTCATTGGCCAATCATATTTGACGTTGACCATATTATTTGTTAAAACAATAATCCAATCATAGAATGGATCTCCGTATGCTTTATCTGCTAATGTATCTGGACGTTCGCCGTCTTCAATTGAATACTTTTGAAAAATAACAGCATACGAAAATACATCATCGTTAATTCTATATCTGCGAAAGAAATTTTTAGCAGTTACAAAATCAGAATTTGAAAATGGATAACTAATTGGTTTCTCATCGTATGAGATGTTTGGAATGAGTGAAAAATACATTTTACCTTATTGACTCTGAGTCGTTTGCAATTTCTTCTGAAAATACAATTTTTGTTTCTTGAAAACTTAATTGTAAACCAACTGCTACTGGTTGTCCGTCAAGATATGTAGCATAAGTTCCATCTGGAGTATAGTTTATATCAGATGATGTTAGAGCACACATTTTAAATCTTGGTAATCTAGTATTCTCTCCTGATCCCTTCATAAATGAAACTTTTACTAGTTTTGGAACTCCAATAAACCCTAGTTGTGTGCCCTTATTATTGATTTTAAATACACCGTTTCCTGGACTCTTTGATGGAAGTAATGTTTTGTTAAATTGTGTTATAATTTTACTTACTTCTACAGATTCTTTTTGATGTCTTGGAACTAATTTAAAACTTAATTGAATGTTTCTCAGTTGAGTACCACCATACAATAGTTCTGTATTTGGGTTTAAGATTGCTCCAGATATACCACCAAAAATATCATCATACGATAGAGAGTCGCCTGCTATTTTTGATGTAGCAGCTTGAATTGCTGCAGCACCCGCTAGTGCTCCAGCTTTATCAACCAAATTACCGGCACCCTCTAGAGCTCCGCCAAGTTTATTTAATGTACCGGTACGACCTGCAGCACGTAAAGAATCGGTAGCTAGGTTACTCATGTTTTTGCCATCCCAATTTGCTTTAAATCCGGATGAAATATCTTCTGGCATATAAAGCATGATTGGTTTATATCCTGCTGCGGCAGTATATTCTCCTGCTTGGTTATAATCAATCCCACTACCGATACCATCTCTATCTCTAAACGGTGGCGCATAATCGTAAAATTGAAATAATACGTAGTCGCCATCTTGTGATATTCCACCTTCACCTTCTCCTGGTAAAGGATAACGAAGAGTTCCTGCTCCTTCTGGAGGTCTAGATACAGGTGCAAATGATCGTATATTAACTTTGTTGCCTAGGTCTCCTATCTCATTTTCTGCTTGTGTTTGAAAGTCATATCCTGTCGCGGCAGCAATAAGTCCGGTTGGTGGCGCGACAAGCTGTTTTCCTCCTTCTGGTTTAAAGGAAAATGGTTGCTCTTGCCAAGTATAATTTAATTGTCCAGTACCAAAATTAAAATCATCGGTTTTATAAACATATGTTTTACCCCCAGATATAAAATAGTCTCCAGGATTATATGCTAAGGGGTTTTGTGTAGGTTGTGCTGATGGTGATTGTTCTTCTGCCATTACTTAGACATCTCCTTAGACTGTTTAGTTCCGTATCCTCTAATCATTCTTTGACCTGAGATTTTATCGTAGAATTTGTCATCGGTCTCTTCCCATACGATTTTTTTATCGATAGGGAAATCTCTTCCGTTAACATTTTTCACATAATCCTCGGTCGGCAAAAGAATAGCAGTGTCCCATTCATCTGCAGCAAGGTCAAGATATAATCCATCTACATTACTACTGAGATATTTATGGAAACATATCTTGGGTATGTCAACTCTACCTTGCATCAATTTCTTTGTAACGATCAATCTTTTCTTTGGGGAGAGGTAGTGTAAGTTAGCACCCCAAAACTCATGCTTTCCTGGTGCTTTAAAACAATACACTAAAGGAAATCTATCATAGTAAGGCAGGTACTTCATCTTTGCCTTATACTCAAACATATAAAGATGACCTGCTACTGTATATCTACGCAGTTCATTCTTGTCTTGTTCTTTGACAGCACCAGCACGATCTTTACGTTCATCCAAGATGTACTTGTTAAAATTTTTTTTGTATTTACTTGCTTCTGCTTTTACTGCAGATCTGTACCAAGAAAGAGATTTCTTTTCTCCTCCTGTGGAATTAGATACTCGTTCAAATAATGTTTTGTATCCAGGGTCCTTGTTTGTAATATTACGTTGGACTGACGCAAATCCGGTTGCCATTTTAGACTCCTAAGTGATCTTCGGTTAGTATTAAGAAGTTCATCTGCCTGTCTTCACAATACTCTCTCGCAGCGGACCATTTAGTTTGGTTCTTTACATAAGTCAGTGCGGCATTACGATAGGCAGCAGTTTTTTTGTTTTTCTCATTCGGTGGTTGAGTTTGTTTTTTGGGTTTGATTTCAATAATATACTTGGTAAGTTTGCCACTCTTTTCTTTTACTTTAATGTAAAAGTCAGGGAAATATCGTCTTACTTTACCATCAGGTGCGCGATAGGGAATAATTATCTCTTCGCTACCCCATTCGATTATTGAGGGATTACTATCACAGAACACCATGAACTTACGTTCCCAAAGTGATCTATAAACAATGTTTGTTGGATTGCCACGATACTTAGTAGGATTTTTAGGTTTGTAAAATCCAGAGTATGCCATAAATATAGAAGGATCAACATAGGTATTTAGTGTGTCAATCAATAGATTTATGTCTGCTATATCCGCTAGAGGCGGAATGTCATACTCGAATAATTTTGTTGTCGCCTTTGAGAATGTTCCAGTTAGTTATCCTGGTATATCTGAAGGAATTGAGTACTTTTGTGACGAAGCACAATTACCAAATATTAATACGGCAACTGGAACTATTAACGGTCTTTACACCGGACTCGGCAATATAGATTACCCACACACTAAAGTATTTACAGAACTTCAATTGGGATTCATGCTAGATGCTGATCTTTCTATGTTAAAATATTTGAACCAATGGTATAATTCTATGTTTGATGAGACTGGCACATCAGAAAATAGAACTGTTAGAGTAAAATATAGAAATGAATATGCTGGCACTATAAAAATTACAAAATCTGAAACTGGTCCTGATTCGCCAACACAAAGAAAACCAATCACATATGTCATGGAGAAGGCATATCCATATGCCATAGATGCTGTTCCACTTCAGTTTGGATCTTCTCAAATTACTAAGGTTACTGCTCAGTTTAAATATCAGAGACACTATACTATCGATAGAGATATTACTGGAGTAACAGGAAAACCATTGGAACAAGCAGTTAAAATTTTTAATGGTGGTGCAGCATAGCAAAATTAATTTTTCAATTCCATGAAAGTGGGAAAATTTTTCCTGCTCATTTTTGCTTAAAAAAGTCGCACTAAATATTAATATGATATGATCTGAACATAATGGCATTACCACAAGTTGTGCTTCCAACCTATGAGTTGGAAATTCCGTCTAATGGCAAAAAAATCAAATATCGCCCATTTGTAGTAAAAGAAGAAAAATTACTTTTACTAGCGTTGGAATCAGAAGACGAGAAACATATTGAAAATGCAGTAAAACAATTATTAAAAGGTTGTATTCAATCTCGTGTAAAACTAGATGATTTAGCAATTTTTGATTTAGAATACATTTTTCTCCAAATTCGTGCTGTGTCGATTGGTGAAATTGTAGAATTGTCAATTACATGTCAAGATGATGGATCTACAAAAGTTCGTTATAATCTTAATTTGTTAGAAGTTCGAGTTCAAAAACCAGAAGGGCATTCTAATAAAATTATGTTATCTGATGATATGGGAATTGTGATGAAATATCCAAAATTTGATACTTTTGTTACTGGATCTATTATTGGGATACAACCAACTGCTGATTCTATAATTGATATTATTTCTGGTTGTATTGATCAACTTTTTGATGGTGAAGATGTTTACGATAGTTCTACTACTTCAAAAAAAGAATTTGTAGAATTTTTAGAAAATCTTACTAATAGTCAATTTGAAAAAATTCAAAAATTCTTTGAATCTGCTCCTAAACTAGAGCACACCATAAAAATACAAAATCCAAATACTGGTGTTGAGAATGAGGTCGTATTTTCCGGGTTATCAAGTTTTTTCGGATAGCACTCTTCCATAATACTTTGGAGGGGTACTACAAAACTAACTTTGCTTTGATGCAGCATCATAAATATAGTTTAAGTGATGTTGAAAATATGATGCCATTTGAGAGGCAAGTATATGTTTCTTTATTGATGCAACACTTAGAACAAGTTAAACAACAAAACGAAGCCGCCGCTAAACAACGATAATGGCACACGGATCTTTAAACCCAACAGATTTAAGAACTGAGAGAAATCTTCTCGGTAGTATTGCTAGTGCTATTGGTGATAGAATAGGAAACTCATCAAACATGGCTCGTAAAGAGCGTGCTTTTGCTTCAAAAAAAGCAGAAGATGGTGGCACATCCTTAGAAGAAGCAGGAATTGGTAAAGGATATTTCTTTAAGAGAGCATTAGGATCTAGTTTTGGTGGTGATAGAATTGCCAGGACTAGAGGTAGATTTGAATCTGATCCTGGTCCTGGTAGAGATCCTACAGGATCTCAGGCATCTCGTTTTCGTGGTGGTTTTGATTATAACGTTTCAAATGAGATTTTTTCTCCTGCTGAAGATGGTGGTGGGTTAGCATCTTTTTTTGGTGGAGTTGCTCAGGCAGGTGGCGGAGTTGCTCAAAACTTATTAGAAGCAGGACCACAAGCAATTAATCCTGAAGTTCTTGGTGGAGAAGTTGCCAAATACCAAGGAACTAAAACTAATGCTGCTGGATTTAGTAGTGTTAATACTACAGCAACTGAAATTAAAGATATTGCTGGTATTTTAAATCAAATTGGGCAAATAATTGTTAGATCCAATAATACCACTGTTCAAGCAATTGATAGTGTACAAAGAATAAATGTAAAAGTAGTTGATAGTGTTCAAAGTTTAGGACAACTTCAGGTTGGTATTGCGGAGCGTCAATTACAACAGCAAATGCTGATTGCTTCAAATGCAGAGAATACACAAGAAAAAATTGCTTCCAGGCAATTAGCAGCTGCTGAAAAATCAAATATGTCTCTGCAACGTAAGTCTAGTGGAGATTTAGATCCTGAAGGATCTGGTTTTGAAGGTCCTCAAGGTGGAATTCTTGGTAACATGCTTGGTGGCATGGGAAATCTTTTAGATACTGGATTGAGTATGCTTGGTGGTGGTCGCCGTGGTCGCCGTCGTGGTCTTGGTAGAATGAGTCGTGCTGGGAGAAGAGCACAAAGAGCATCAGGATTATCTACTGCTAATGCTGGGGGACCTGGTATCCGTGGAATGAATTTCCGCAACAACGGTATGACTGGTAGTAAGTTATCTATTAATAGAATTTTTGCTGGCACTGCTGGTCCAGGTGATGCGCTTGGTACAGCACAAAACGATATAACAAAGAGATACGCTCAAAGATATGGTCAAAAAGCTGCCATGAAACGCTTTGGCGCAGAAGGTTTGGAAGCAGCAGGAATGGGTCTTGCTAAAGGAGCAAGAGTGATGAAGTTCTTGAGTCCTGTATTAAAGAGAGTTCCTATAGTTGGTGGTCTATTAGATTTTGGTATAAGTCTTGCTTTGGGAGAATCGGTTGGTAGAGCAGCAGCAAAGGCAGTTGGTGCTACACTTGGTGCTGGTCTAGGATCGTTTGTTCCAATTCCTGGTGTTGGCACTATTCTTGGTGGTATTGCTGGTGATTTAGTTGGTGGAGCAATTTATGATGCTTTAACCGGTGGAAATAAATCTAGCAACTCTAACTCAGAGAGTTTGACTCCATTTGCTTCTGGTGGTATTGTTACTAAACCAGTTGCTGGTCTAGTTGGCGAAGCTGGTCAAGAAGGTGTTTTTCCACTTGAAGGTGCTAGAGGTAGAAAAACATTTCTTATGTTTGGTGAAGGTATGTTAGAGGCACAAAAAAATAACAAAAGAAAATATGCCGAACTACAAGCATCGGGATTCTCTGAGTATTTTGATAAAAAACCATGGTGGAAAGGACTATTAGATGCACTTGGCAAACTCTTACCAAAATGGATGAGAGGTGGTGGAGATGACGATCGCGATCGTACTCCTGGCGGTGGTGGAGACATTGATGTATCTAAACTTGCTGGTGATACCCCAGAAGCAAAAGCATGGTTGGCAGCAATTAACGCTACAGAAGCGGGTGGTAAAGATAGATATAACACAATAGTTGGTGGTGAGGTTGTTCCTGAATTGACAAAAATGACAATGCAGGAAGTTTATGATATGGCGTATGGAAGTTCTATTGGACAAGGATTCTTGCCAGAAAGATTTGGCGGTAGAAAAGTTAAATATGCTTCCCCAGATGGTACAGTATATTCTTCTCATGCTGCTGGTGCTTTCCAATTCCATCCAGGTACAATGATGGCGAGAGTGAAGGACGCAGGAATGGATCCAACAACAACTTTATATACTCCTGAAAATCAACAAAAACTTGCTTTAGCTCATTTGATGAGTCTTGGTGTTGATCCAAATAAAGCAATGGATTCTGCTTCGTTATCAAAAGCTGGATCAATGGCAGGATGGCAAGGACTTTCTGTGGAAAACAATCATATTACAGAATCTGGTGCTATGAAACTGTATAGTGATATGCTGAAGAAAGCAAACTCTGGAAGTGGGCAATTTGGTGATTTAACTACAACTCCTCCAATTAATCCTTTATCAGCATTAATGGATCCAGTAGAAGACAAAAGTGATAATCTTTTTCTGAAGTCTTTTATGATACAACAGCAGGAAAAGCAACTTCAACAAAATCCATTTGTTATTACAGTGCCAGCACCCACCACACAATCATCCACGCAAGAATCTCAAGCTACTACCTCAATGGCAACTCTTGGATCTAGCGGGCACGGTTTGGTTGCTTTCGCAAATATTGCTGCTATAAAATAATCATGGTAGTATCAAATCCAACTGACTTTACGCTAACAAAAGTTATCATTTATCCAAATGGTGATAAAAAACCACGTCCTATTACGGGACTAGTCAATCATATAGAATACGTAGAAAATATTGCTTTTCCTTTTTTATCAGCAAAAATGAGGGTTGTTGATAGTGCTGGATTGCTTATAGGTCTTCCAATACAGGGTGGGGAGAAAGTAATAATAGAAGTTAATTCTACCGCATTTAAAAAAAAGATAGAATACGAATTTGTAATTTGGACTGTACAAAATAGATTTGCCCAACAGAAAAAACAGTCATATGATATTGGTTTAGTTTCTGCTGAAGCATTAATAAATGAAGTTACCAGAATCAATAAACCATTATTTGGAAATTCTGAGAGTATTATAAATGATCTTCTTGTTAATTCTTTAAAGACGACAAAAACAGTATATTCGGAACCATCAAAGTTTGAGACAAAGATGATTCCAAGCAGAAAAAGACCGTTTGATTTAATTGCTGATCTTTCTGTACGAAGTGTATCTCCGCAAACAAATTATAGTTCTAGTAATAGTTCAAATAATAATGAATCAGAGCAGCAAATTAAAGGATCCGGTGGATTTTTCTTTTGGGAAACAATCAGAGGATATAATTTTTTTGCTGTCGATTCTTTATGTGCTGATGATAATAGCGAATTAAAATCAAAAAAATTAGATTCACAAACGTGGGGAGAATATGTAGAGAGATTGGGCAACCAGGAAGATGGTGATACTAGATTTCAAATTTTGGAATCAAATTTTGCGTCTGAAATTAATCTGCTCGTTTCGTTACGTAAAGGAAAATATTCTTCCATGATGGTGTTCTTCAACCACTCCACGGGACAGTATGAAGAATATGTTTACAAGATCAAGGATAGTTATGATAATATGGCACATCTTGGTGGTCAAGAAGGAATTACTTTGATTCCAACAAATCAGATTGAATTATCTGATTATCCGAGTAGAGTGATGTCTATCTACTTGGATCACGAATCATGGTATAACGAAAAAACCCCTGCTTCACCAGACCCAAAAGACGGTAGTTCAAGTCCTACAAAATTTGCCGATTGGCAGAAATTTTACTCCGCACAGTCTATTGCGAGATATGAGTTATTGAATAATCAATCATGTACTCTTGTGATACCTGGAAATCCAGATATTTGTGCCGGAGATAAAATTGATATTAGGTTAGTAAATAAAGCACCAACAGTCGAAGGAAAAAAGGAACCATTTGACTCAGAAAGTAGTGGAGTTTACTTAATCTCAGAAGTGGCACATTTTTATGATACTACAGCAGGTCCTGGTGGTAAGTTCACAACAACTCTCAGACTTATGAGAGATTCATATGGTCTTAAAGATAGACCATCAAACCACGGCACTAAATAAAAACGTAGAAGCAATTACTTATGGAAAACATCGAAGCCCACATTGCTAAGGATAAAGAGATCCTTGACAATCCTATGACTTCTCCTAACCAACGTCGTCATATTGAAGGCGAACTTCATGAATTAGAGGATTATGTAGAACATCACAAAGAAGAAATTGAAGCAGGAGATCATCACGATCCAACTGCACTCGAACTTTATTGCGATCAAAATCCATCAGAATTAGAATGTTTAATTTACGATGATTAATTAATATGGACCAACTATTATCACAGTTGATTCCTACTCAGCGCATTGGATCCGATGGTTTCAATTGGTGGGTGGGTCAAGTCGAACAAACTGCCGCAGAAGAAAAAACTAACAAAGGCGGTTATCGTTTTAAAGTTCGTATCGTAGGAGATCACCCTGAAAGTAAGGAGATCCTTGATACG